ATGCACGCCAAGTTTGAAGAGTTTTTACGCGAGCGTCAATACCTGCTCAATGTATCCCCAAAGACGCTGGACAACTACACCGGAGCCTTTGTTTGGCTCAATGTTGAGAACCCCACCCAAGCAGATGTTACTGACATGGTAGTCAGGATGCGTGAGGCTGGTAACGCTGCTACGTCGGTAAACAATCGGCTCCGCTGTGTCCAAGCCTATATGCGCTGGCTGACGGGTACCGATGTCAAGCTTAAGAAGCTCAAGGAACCCCAGCGGGTGCCTCAGGTGTTCTCACAGTCCGACATTGCAAAGATAGCTGCATACAAACCCCGATTAGATGGGCAGCACAGGCTTCAGGTGCTCTTACTCTTGCTGGCTGACACTGGCGTAAGGATAGGTGAGGCGCTGGGGCTCCAGTGGGCTGATATCGACATGGACAACCTACTGCTCACGGTAGTAGGAAAAGGCGATAAACAGAGACGGGTTCCATTCAGCTACGAACTGCGAAAGTACCTCTGGAGGTATAAGCAGCGGAAGAACACTCACTGGGTCTTTGAGAGTCGAGTCGGCACGCCGCTCATCGACCACGACGTGTACATGGATACCAAACTGCTCTGCACCCGGTTGGGTATAAAAGCACCGGAGAGACTGCTGCACGCCTTCCGGCATAGCTTCGCCACCAACTACGTGAGGATGGGCGGTTCGGTATTCGGATTACAACGGGCGCTGGGGCATAGTTCAATCCTGATGTCGCAGAGGTACACCCATCTGAACACGGCTGACTTATCGGCAGTCCATGAGCGCATCACCCTGCTTAAGCGTAAGTGACCTTCGTGGGTTACTTCGGTGTCCTCCGGTTCGAGCAACGGTCCGGAGCCTGAGAACATCACATCTTAGAAGCGCGTCGTGTAAGTGTTAGCGCACCTACACGACGCTGACCAAAGCGAAAGAGAGACTTTCGATGGCTACCAAGAAGTTTATCATTCTGACTGCGCTGCTGCTCTTGCTCTCCGGACTCGCAGCCAACAAGGTGTGTGCCTGTAGCAACGGCAGGATGCCCGTGCTGGCCGAGGACATCAGCCCCGACCCCAACCATACCTCCTATTGTTCGGACACCCGCTATCCCTACCTGTGCGACTGGATAGAGTTCCAAGGCTATGCCTACAGCCTCGGCGACATCCTGATGTTGTCGAGCGTCGTTGTCCCCGTTATTATCCTCTGGAGGTCATTATGATTACTGTGCACTTTCGCTGTGGACACCGCAAGTCCTTCCAAACCCCGGCGCTGGCGACCTTGTACTGCCAGCATCTGGATGGGTATCTAGAGGCACGCTTCGAGCTGCAGGGTGGAGACTACGTCCACACTGGCATGTGTGACTTCTGTGACTCGCAAGAGCGACTCCGCCAAGCAGCCATCACGGCAGTCAAGTCGGCACTCATCCGCGCTGGTGGAGAGGTGCCTCCGGGGGTGGAGTTGACCTATAGCTGCGGCCATACCCGCGACTTCGAGTCGCTCTCCGCGATGGTCGTCACCCACGAGTGGCGGAAGGACGGCACTATCATCGCCATGAATGATGGCAGCTACCGTTATGGTGCGCCTTGTGACGAGTGCACTAAAGGGGCATAAAAAGGAGGGGGCACCCCCATGGCAGGTAGGTGCCCCACGCGACCCAACACAGGTCGCGCATACTTAAGGAGCTGATAGTCATGTTTTATATACTTATCGCCATCGGAGCCGCTGCCTTCGTCTGGATTATCGAAGACGCGGTAAAGCGCATCGTCGCCGCCCTGAAGGATGTCCAGACAGCGGTCGAGAGTACTAACTACACCCTCGACCAGATGAAGGAAAAGAACCTACTCGGTTAGCCTGTGGTAGACGGGTCTTCCGACCCCGATAGCCGCCGCTCCAATACCCGACCACTTGAGTATCGAGTTGATGAGGGTGGTGTACTTCAAGGCATGCACCCCGTTGGCCTGAGCCGTCCGTAGCGAGTCCATCAGGTAGTGCGCCCCCTCGGTACCCAACGCCTGTTCCAAGCGGTTGGTGACCCCGGTTGACCCCTCTATTAGCCTACCCTTGCCCGGTACATACTTGGTGCTGTCCCCCAGCTTCTGAAGTTGGATTATCAGCTTGTCCACATTGATGGCCTCAGGCTGACGCATCCCTGCGGTGACATCGCCGACGACGATGTTCTGATTTTTAAATATCTTGCCAACCTCTTCCAACGCCCGAGCTTTCTGCCATTGGGCGTCGGCTCCTTCGAGGTCGATGCCTTTCGCCTTCAAGGCTTCTTCGACCTTAGCGATGCGGTCAGTACTATCGTTGATAGCCTCAATGAGGTTTCCCCGCTGCGTGACATCTGCATCGGTGTTACCGAGCTGCAAGAGCTTACTCTTGTCAGTAGCCAATTGCCGACGTTCGGCCTTCAGGTCGAAGCTGCTCTGTCCTAGAGCCTCGCCAGCCGCCTTGTCCACCGCCTGATACCTTACCTTGGCATCATTGGCAACTGACTCCGTCAGGCTGTCAAACGCGCTGCGTACTGGTATCTTGCTTTCCAGTGTCGCCTTGAAGGTATCAGGGACAGTCGTTTGCGGGTGCTGACCCGATGCGACCATGTTATCTATCTGCGACTCGTCCATGTTGGCGATGTCTACGGTGTTGTGAATCAGCGACCGATTTCGCACCTGATTTAGCTCTGACATTGGGTCGGCGGTATTGTAGAGTTTTTTGACTGCCCCGTAGCCCTCGCCTAGCGCCTGACCGCCAGCTCCGAAGGCCGCGCCATACTCGGCTCCGGTAACCGCTCCGTCTACGCCGTCATGGATGCCGCCGACCGCTCCGCCTACCACTCCACCTTTGATACCCGCTTCTACGATACGAGCCAGCCTCGGGTATTGCTCAAAGAACTGCATGGCTTTCCCCGCCTCCGCCAGCTTGGCTGAGGTAGAGAGTCCTTTGAGGGCTCCATCGCCCATCGCAAATTCCAACAGGGTCTCCCCGGTGGCTCCGAGCTGCTCTCGGTCGCCCTGCGGCTTAAGCGCGGCGTCGGCTTGGTCTGCTGCTTGCTTGCCGCCGCTGATACCCGTGTGACGCTGGATAGCTCTCGGTACAGCGGTCAAAGTCTGAGCCGCCGACTTACCCGCGCCCCTTACAATACCTTCGGATGCATACTTCTCCTGCTCCGCTTGCTGTGGATTCAGAGAAGCCTGACGCTGCCGCGCCCGAGCCATGGTGTCGGCGAAGCTCTCCCCCGGCATCGGGGTCACTACCTGATAGCCATCCTGCTGCGATAGTCCTGCTCCTGCTGCATCCCCATTGGTAGGCTGGAAGCTATTCGGGTCATAAGAGGTAGGCTGCGCGTAGTTAGTCACCGGGTGGCTGGCGACGAGCTGCGGCTTACCCTGCGGTGCAACAGGAGCCTGAGCAGGGCGTGCTTGCTGTGCCTGTTGTTGGGCTCCGCTTAGCGGTACGAAACTATTTGGGTCGAACGTTAACTCACCCATTACTTATCATCCTTTCCAGCCTTGTTCTTCAGGGCGTTGAGCGCCTCTTGCATCTGCTCGATGGTGTTATCGATTTTTACAAGCTGGGGACCGCGTTGACGTGGAGTTACCTGCTGCTGCTGCAGACTGGTCTTCTTGTCTTTAGCGTCAATCTCCTTGGCAAAGCCTGAACGACCACGGTCGAGACCGTTCTCATCCTTAGGCTCAGGCATCTGCCTGACGTTCCCGGCCTTGTTCTTCAACTCGGCCAGCGCATCCTGCAGTATTTTTACCTGCTTCGCTTGCGCTTCCCGGTCACTCGCCTTCTGTACTTCGGTGGCTTTAACCCCCGACGCCTTATCCAGCTTGTCGGACTCCTCTACCGACTTGACCTTGACGGGCTCAAGTCGTGGGTTTTCTTGGCTGTGAGCTTCCCGCCATGCCTTAATCTCTGCCTCAGTGGGCATCGGTTGCTCAGGCATCCGGAATGGATTCGGCGGTGGTATCGGTAGCGGCTTCTGGTACGGTCCTTCGCCTTTGTACCTTCGGGCGTACTCTCGCTGCGCCTCGTCTCGATAGTCTTCCGGAGGAAGGTGAGGAGCGGGTTTTTGGTCGGTAGAGGTATGAGGGTCATGGGGACTCCATGTTCGGTCTACACCGTTATTGAGTTTGGCTCCCGGTCCTACCCCCGGCTTGAATTCACCTTCCGGTTCTGTGACCCGTAGATTTTCTAACCTCCGCATGCGCTCTTCTTGGACGTCCAAGTCTTCGACAGGAACGCCTGTACCGCGCCACGGGAGCCGCGTCGATTCTGCTCCGCGAGTCAGACCTTCGAGACCGTCGCCAGAGTAATCCCCGCTGGCAGGAGCTGCAGCTTGACGGCTACCGTTCTCCAGCTCCATGTCGCCGCTACCATAGACACCACCGCTCACATGGTCTGGGTTAAGTCCCGGATTCGGCGTGGTGACGTTCTGTGGTGGCTCCGCTGAGTAATAGTCGTTGGGCTTGCTGGTATCCACCACCGGGCGCTCCATCTCAGGCTTTCCTGCGGAGTACTGCGGTGCTGGCTTACCCTCATGGACTATCTCGTCGGGGTTAGCCCCGGCATAGACGGTGTTACCCTTCTTATTTGCAGCCTTGGTCGCATCGTCGGCCTTGACAAACTTACCCTGCTCCTTCTGGGCGGCGATAATCTGCTGCTTTAGCTTCATCGCCTCTTCATCAAGCTTCGCGGCGACTCCCCAGTTACCCTCTTTCATCGCCTTGGCGTAGTTAAGGTAGGTCTGCCTGAACTGCTCCGCCATCTCGGGGATTGCTACCACCTTGGTCGGCGGAGCTATGTCCGCAGCCGGGTCGTAGTGGATGTCCTTACTAGCATCGAACGGAGTCTTCGGTATTTTTTCTTCGACCATACCAGCGGTATGGCGCAGCCAATTCTGCTGCTGCTCAAACGGCGTGTACGGTTGGTCGAGCTGCAGTGGGGTGTATACATGCTGCTGTGGCTCGGGCAGATTCTTGTAGTAGTTATAGAGTTCCTTGGCCGAGGCTACGGTCGCATCGGCTACCGCATCTCCCTGCTTGATTCCCTCAGGCATTCCCAGAAAGGAGGTAGCCTGACCTGCGGCGTTCATCGCCTGTGGGTTAAAGGGTTCAGTGCCCCCCGACTCCGCCTTCTGCACGATTTGTCCGGCGATAGGTATCTGCTCCGCTACCTTCAAGGTATTCCCGGCGACTGAGGCTTCCCCCCTACCATGGGCAACATCTGCCACGGTGTCCCATAGCTTGTCGTACTGGTCACTCAGCGCGTTGCCAGCCTGTATCGGATGGGTAGCCATGCCGTACATGCCTTGCGCAATGCCACCGACTCCTTCGACCAACAAGCCGTGGCCAAACTGGTACTCGCGCTCTCCTAACGCGGAGAAGTTGTCAACGACCGAGTGCAACGCCGCTGCGAAGCGGGGATGCGATTCGAAGAACTGCATGATTTGCCCGGTCTGCTCTACCTTTTGCGAGGTAGGCAGGTTTTTCATCTCCGGGTCGGCCATGACGAACTTGGCAAGCTTCTCGTGGCTTACAGCGGGTTGTACCTGCTGGTTAGGCTGCGCCTGTTGCGTCGGTTGCGTGGTACCCTGCGCGGCGGAGGCCAACTGTTGGTTGACAGGGTGGCTCGCCGCCAGAGGCACGAATGAGGTGGGGTCGAACGTTAGGTTAGCCATTACTCTGCCACCGCTGGTTCGCCGTTATTCATGATGGGTGTGCGTCCGTCCGCTGACCAGTAGTTACGGCCATCGCTACCCCGGATGTAACCTCGGGCTCCCTGTGGAGGAATCTGGGCTTGCATGTGACGGTTGTTCTCAGCCACTGCCTTATCCAGCGTGGTGATTGACCCATCCCGATAAGTCGCCGGAACCTGCGCAGCCGGAATCCTGTGACCATTGCTGGTCACCTGAGCGCCCTGTAGCGCCTTGGTGTAGGCGTTGTCTTGTAGAATGTCGGCCAGCTTCTGACCCTCGGCGACGAGCTGCGGGGACATCTTCCCGGTGGTAGCCTTAGTGAGCCATGCGTTGAACTGCTCCGCCCATCCGCCCGGTAAGTTAGCCGCTTGAGCTTCGGCGGGGGAGATGCGATGCACACCTTGGCTGACGTTGATGCCTAGAACCGCCATGGTGGGCGCGAACGAGGTCATCAAGCCATTACCATCCTTGGCGGCGGTAAGACCTGCGCGGAGCTGGTTAGTGCTCTGTACCGTGTTCAGGTAGCCATGCTGCGGGTCAGTCCATAGCTTCTCGTTGGCGGTAAGTCCCGCGTTGGCAAAGGCCGCTTCCTTATTCGAGGCCGCTTGAATCCGAGCCGCCGAGATGGTAGCGTTCTTCATCTCATACCTATTAGCCGCTTGCATGACCGCCTGTTGAACCTTGTCCAGCTCATCGACGGTGCGTGCCTGAGTACCCTCCGCCAGATACCCTTGACGTTCCTTAGGCGGGATAACATTGAGGCTAGAGACTGTCTTAGCGAAGGCAGCAAGTACCCCTTGTGAGGGCGGCTGTACCTTAAGCTGCGCGTCCTTGGTCTGGGCGATGTCCTTGGCGTCTTGGTTAGCCTTCAAACCACCCGCGACTAACGTCGCCAAGGGTCCGACGACCGACATGTGCATCATGTGCACATCGAGGGTAGAAGGCATCGGGGCTCCGTTCTTCTGAGCGGCGGCGAGGGCATTCGAAAAGTTCTGGAACTGACCCTGTAGCTGCTTGACCTGCGGGTCATCGCCCAAGCCCAACTGCTGTGCCTGTGCCAGCATGCTTTTAACTTCCGCCTGAGAGGTACTAATCTGGCGGGGGGTGGCTGGCATCTTCATGTACGCGGAGTCATTCGGTACGGCTACCGTCGAAGTACCATTGCCATGCGTGTTATCGTTGTGGGTCGTCAGGAAGGTATAGTCGGTCATCGACTTACCCGCTGGGATACTGCTCTGGATAGCCTTCATCACATCAGCCGTCCGCATATCCCCGGTCGAGGGTACGGTAAAGGCTCCCGGCTGGTTGGCCGCATCGCCGATACCCATCCGCTGCTTGGCTTGCGCAGACTGGGCGGGGTCGTCCATGTCGTAGCCCATCTTCGAGCCTTCGTCATAAGTCTTGGTGAAGGCATCCACGGTAGAGTTCAACAGGCTTAACTGCGCCTGTTTAATCTCCATCGGGAAGGTCAGCAGACTCTTCTGCAGGTTAATCTCGTTGATGTGCATCTGCGCGGTCATCGACTTGATGCGGATGTCGGACTCTTGCTTCTGCTGTTCCGCTTGCTGCTTCTGAATCTGCTCCCGCTGTTGTTCGGCGTAGTACTGCTGTACGTCCTGCACACCACCCTCTTTACCGTGGGTGGCAATAGCCTTACCAAAGGCTCCGACGCCAACGAACAGTCCCTGCAGCATGGACATCAGACGGGCATGCGGCTGGTCAGGAGAAATAGGTGTGGGCTGAGGAGCTGGCATCCCGACCTGTGAAGGTCCGGCAGCGGCCTGAGTCTGCATCGGGTTGCCAATGCTGTTGTACTGGTCGATGGGGGTGGAGTTGGCCACCGCATTCACCGCTGTGTTATCCATAGCCGGAACGTTAGCGTCGGCGACTCCCTGTCCCATCTGGTTCGGGATGTTGTTTACCGCCGAGATATTCTGGTCGGCTGGGGTTGCGATTGGTTCAGCCATGTTAGTTACCCTCCATCTTTCCGACGCCTGTCATGGCGCTCCCTGCAGCCATACCCATACCTGCGATACCGCTCATCATGCCGCCCACATCCTGCCACCCAGCCTGTTCCTCGCTGAGTACAGCGTTAGCTGCATTGGTGGTGGCGTTGGAGCTGCTCGAAGCTGCCCCGGCATACCCGGTGGGGTTATACGCGGCGGCAGTGTTACCGAGAGCGGAGATACCAGCCCAGTAGTTCTGCTGTTGGCGCTCGGCGTTGGAGATGGCAATGGTGTTCTGCTCATTGCTCTCGGTCGATGCCTCAGCGGCGTCGATGCCACCCATAAGCTGGCCAGTAACTCCAGAGGCGACATCACCGCCATACCTTGCAGCCGAGGCACCTGCGGCACCCCGTGCTTCGCTAAACTGGCGGGACGTGGTATCCATGGCTCCTGTCCGGAGAGCGTCTAGCTCCGGGGTGGAGTAACCTTGCGGCTTAGCTATCTGCGCGTTCAGGGCGGTGGTGAGGTTATTGAGAATCGCTTGGTTTTTGCCGAACGATATCGAGTAGTCCGCCTGTAGCGTCTTGGTCATCGCTAGAGTTGCGTCTTCATTTTCTTTCTCGTCAGGGTCAGCCGATGAGCAACAGAGCATAACTAAACCCGTGTACTCATAGGTCTCCGCAGGAAGCCACGTCATTGTTTCCATGTCTAAAGTCGGATTGATTGTTATACGCATAACAGCTCCTTAAAGGGATTGACTAGTGGGGTAACGCGGAACTTGAAGGTGGTGCGAGACTCAGGCTCGAAGCCATGCTTCAGCGCCCACTTGCCGATGGGGTAATCCTTGGAGGTCTGTACGGTTATCTCGCGGATGCCATGGTCATAGGCGAACTCCGCCGCACACCAAAGCATCTTCTCCAGTGCCTTGAGGCGTTCTTTCCCGGTAACCTCCGGGTTGAAGCCGATGAAGCCTAAATTAAGCTGGCAGTAGAAGGGGGCGTAGAGAGCTACCTTACCCTTGTGTTCAATGACAAAGGACTTGGCGGTGGGGTTGTTCTCCCCCATAATCGCCACGATGTCCTTGCGGGGTATCTTGTTATTGTTGAGTGTCCAGTCGGCGAAGTCTGAGGAATCTTCTTCTGCGGCGAGCCGGAATGTCCACGTTTCCGTGGGGTTCTCAACTTCGGTGGTAGGAATTTCTTGAATGGAGTCCATACCTATGGACTCCATAGTTGTTATTTTAGGGAGATAACCTTGGTTGGACTGTGGACAACCGGGATGCTGGCCACACTCCCCACACTCTGCACAATGAGGTTGCTGGACAGGTGGCTCTTATTAGTCACGAAGCTGACCGAGTTACCCTCCGTGCTGGCTACCAGATTGGGTGTGCCATTCCCCTGCTTCAGGTAGACATTAGCCGACTTGAACTGGGTGTCGCCTCCGGTCGGGGTGAATCGTACCGTTACTTTATGCTGGGTAGCGGAGATAGCTTGACGGCTCACCGTGATGTTGGAGACGGGTTGAGGCAGGGAAGCGTGTAGATTCAAAGCACGGGGAGCTGCCGCCGTGCTGGTTGGCTGACGACTAATCTGCGTTTTCAACTGTTGCAGCAGTTGGTTACTGTTATCGCCGATATGGAAGGGTTCCGGGGGTCTATCCATCGACCCCGTCTCCCAGATGTTTACTTGTTTCATGTGTCTTCTCCTCGGCTATTCTTGGTCGAACTTTATGCACAAGGTCTTAATCGTGTGCGGTGAGTTTGTACTCGGGAACGCAATCTTAATTTGCAAGTGGTGCATGAACTGGCTGGTCACCGAGTTGCACATGTTAATCGGGTAGCGTAGCTGCTGCAAGGTGGTCGAAGGCAACGCTCCATACGGCGGCTCCGGGATAATCGCATCCGGGGGAATCGCTATCCACCCTAAGCCAGTGTCCGCAATCTCGTTAGGTAGTATCGAGATGCTGGGCTGCGCCCCATCGGCGGTATCGAAGTAACCAATGATGTGCTGCACAGGCACCAGTGGCTCACCCGCTTGCGAGACGGTGATGGAGCCGATGTTGACATACACCGTGTTGGGATTGGTCGGGTTGGTGTAGGTGCCCCCGTCATCCTGCCAGCTCGACAAGTTCCGAGCCAAGATGTAGCCGCTGCTGTTGGTCGTTAGCAAGGAGTAAGTTCCGATAGAGGTCTCCACCGAGTTGAGCGCGGTGCAGCCACCCACCGGATAGTAAGGCACTGACCACCCGCCGACGTTTGGACCGAACCTGAGCATCTGGGTAGTGCCGTTGCACAGGTAGAGTCCAACATCGTTGCCATTGCGGTGGTAGGTGACATAGGAGCTAGGCGTGGGGAAGTTGTTCGCGATGTAATCAGCTATCCTCAAGCCTTCGTTCTGCTTGGCACCCTCGGACATTGAGTAAATCTGACCTTGGGTGGAAAGGACATACAGCTCTTGACCATCTTGGAAGAGACAGTTGGCCGACGACACCCCGAAGTTGGTCATGATGGTGTCGGGGTAGAAGCTCAGAGTCTGGGGTCCGCCTCGGACGCAACATACCTTATCAGCAAGGAAGACCAACAAGGTGTTACCCAGTGCGGCCAACGCGGTGATGGTGCTGCTGTACTCAAAGCGGTTGGCGGGAGGCCATGACTGATGCGGGTCACCGTTCTGGCAGTCCGCCCCAGCGTCAAAGTACAGATACTGTTGCGCGGCTACCCATTGCCGACCCTGCCAATAAGCGCATAGGGTCGGTACTACACTGGGAGTGGCGATGCTCCCCTCACCCGGTGGTGGGTCATTTTGGTGGGATAGAGGCGCGACCATCTGCTGGTTGAGGTCGCCATCGGAGTAAATGTCCACAAAGCTCCATGGATTGTACTGCCCCGGATTAGGCACCGCCCCCGCCAAGTACCACACCCCGCCGCCATCGGCGGTACGGTAGATTTCAATGGCGCAGAAGGTGGCTATCCCGAAGTCAATCGTCGGACCATAGCTGGTTACTCCCGGTATTGTCAGGTAGCAGGTCAGTGAGGTCGAAGTCGCCTCCGCAATCTGTAACGTCATCCCGTTGAGGAAGGTAGCATTAGTGCAACTGGAGATGAGGATAGAGTTGCCGGGGAAGAAGTTCTGTGGTGAGGTAGTGAGTACCACCTGTGTACCGTAGACAAACACCTCGGCAATGTCGCAGGAGCCACTGCAGCGACTGTCCAAGATACCATGTCCCGAGAAGATGCCTAACACCGGAGTTACTGTTCCCACATCGTTCGTCAGCCCCACGTTGGCGTGAGTGAAACTCGGTGATGATGCGGTGAACTGTGATATCACAGTGAAGTTTCCAGTGTCGGTGGCTGCGGTGTAGTTGGCGTGGGTGAACGGAGCCGTGAACTGCGTCGAAGATGACGTCGCCACTGTAATGGTATGTCCGTTCAGCCACGTTGCTGTGGAGAAGCCGTTCAGCACTAGTTGATTTCCCGGCTGAAAGGTGTTGGTCATGGTTACAGTCAAAATGTTGCTGGTTACCGCAACCGTGAAGCCACCCACGGGCGCTGGTAAGGTTGCGGTTCCTCCCGAAGCCGTTCCGCTGTAGCTTCCCACCAAACTAATTCCGAATTGGGTGGAGCTGCTAACCGTGTCAACATATCCAGTGCCCGACCAAACTGAGTTACCCGCAATGGTGACGCTCTGACCAATTGCAATATTGGGGTCAGGGGTGGATAAGGTCACCAAAATACCCGTGAAGCCCATGGCTGTGGCTGCGGTGAGACTAGCTATCGGAAAGGGGAAAGTACCCATTGACGGTGGCGCTGTTCCCTCTACCACCGCAGGAGGAGTGGATGTCTGCACGGTTAAAGTCTGACCATTAAGGTAGGTTCCTGTGGTCATGCCTTGGATATAAACTTGCTCCCCCGGTGCGAACGTCTGGTTCCCCGTGAACAACACGGTATTGCTGCTGATTTGGAATTGAGAAATCTGAGATGGCGTGATGAGTGACCCACCAAGCAACGGACCTGTGTTTGTGGTCGGCTGTGACATGGTGGACAAGTGCCCATCCATCGTCCGGATACATTCACCCCAGCTATAGCCTGAGGAGGCAACGATATTGCCCGGACCAATCATCTGCCACGTTATCAAACCATCCACCGTTGTTCCGCCGATGTTTGTCGCCCAAACAGGCTCGGTAGCTCCTGCCGAGATAGGACTTCCAGTCTCGAACCATGTGTAGACGTAAGTGGTGGTACCACCTGAAACGGTGGAAGAAGTCACCATGCCGTTGGGGGTAACACCCGTGTTCGCAATCTGCGCAGTCCAGTAGGTGCCGTTGTACAGGACAATATTGCCCTGCACATAGGCGGTGCTGGAACTCCAAGCTAGGACAGGGGTCGATGACTTAATCATCTGGAGGTTGTTGTTGGAATCCAGAATGACCGATGGAATGGTGTAGACAGCGTTGGGGTACCACACTCCCACCGTCCCTAGATTCTCCCAGCGTAGGGTGGTGCCATCGGCGGTGGTGGAACCCGCGAGGGTTGACCACACGGGCAGCAACTGTCCCGAGGTTCCGTTGGATAAACCTGAGTACTGGATGCAACCGTTGTAATCAAGGAGCACCGACCCAGCGGTGTAAGCGGTGCTGGGGAGCCATCCCCCAGTAGCGGAGATGGTCAGCGGGAAGGTTGGGGTGAGTATGCCATTCGGAGCCAAGCCATAGGTCTGGTCGTAACGCTGCGCCTCATAGCCATCGTAGAAGTAGGTGGTGTTACCCACTTGGTTAACATACCCCTGCGCGGTAGTACCCTTAGGAATCATGGTGGTAATCGAGGTAGGCGTAAAGGAGGCCAGCCTCTGGTTGCTGTCGAACATGGTCAGGAGGGTGCCGTTGAGGGTACGAGCAGAGTAGAACTGGTTGATAACCTCACCAGTATTCAGCTTCTGGGTACAGTAACGGCTAAAGCCGGGGCGCTGTTGCCACTCTAAGAGGTCAGTCAGCTCCATGTCAGCTCCGTCGAGGACGGAGTCGTGGAAGGCGATGATATTAACACCGATGCTCTTGAAGGGCGCGAAGAGCTGGGAACGATAGGTATAAAAACCAGAGCAAAACCAGCTTATTACTAGAGGTTTAGGCGCGGGGGCAGCTTTAGACATGTGAGTCCTTTCGTACAAACTGGCCTTGTTCGTCTCTGGTATTCAGACACACATGACCCATTAGGGAGGCGGCTATCCTAGCTTTAGTTTCAGGGGAGTGGGTGTATCCTTTTCTTCCCTCAACTGACTTAGCGATGCGCTCTGGAGTTTGTTTTATACCCCGGTTGCCGTTACCTGCGGCATACCGTTGCTCTGGGTCGGTGAATTGAAGTCTCGACCTTTTACTGGCTTTAGCCCGTACTTCGGGTTTTCTTAACCCGGCTGTCATTTTGATTCTCGTCTCGGGGGAGATTTCTCTACGCCCATCACCACCATCAGTCATGTTTCTAAGACAGCCCGTGCCTAAGTCCTTGCGACCAAAGAAGTCAATGAGGTAAATCTCATAGGCAAAGGCGGTAGCTTGGTCGGGCATTGGGTAGATGGTGATTCTTGACTTATCCTTCGGAGGGGCACAATGGTGATTGAACTTAGCGAAAGCTCGGCGATTCTTACCCTTACCGACGTAGTAAGGAGACCCGTCCTCACGGAGCCACATATAGGTGTAGAACATGAATTGTCTCGTTAGTAGAGCGGTTGCTCTACTAACGAGGCGAATAGTCGATAAAAAACCCCCACAGTTATTGCGGGGGTTAGAAAGTTACTTTACTTCTCAATTGCCACTATCGCATCAAGCTGAAATCAGGGGCAAAACTGAACCCGCTTTCTTCTCTGTCCTGACTTTCGAGCGCAGCCATAACGGACGCCATCGCATTCTGCATCTGGGCTTGAGTCTCACCTTCACCAATCCCATACGCCATCCGCATGCCCTGCCAGAGACACATTTCAAAAATAACGTAACTTAGCTCGTCCGGCCACGGGAAGATATCACCGGGTTGAAATATCTTAGGCGCTCTCTTCTGGATGGACATACTGAAGCCCCACGGATAGTTACCCAGCGGCTCAGAGAGACGGAACTTAATCACTCCGTTGTTGTAGTCGCAGACGGGAGCGATTTCAATCTTATCCCCGGTGGTGCTGTACTCCTTCGCCCTGCTCTGCACCGCATTAATCGAGTCAATCGGTGGAGGGAAGGACTGCGAGTTGAGGTCGAAGATGCTGGCACTCTGCAGCCACGAGAAGTTGAAGATACCGGGCGCTCCGGATGGTGCGGCATACACATACCCAAGGTCACCCTCGTTGGTGATGGTCACACCTGAGGGTGTAGCAAAGGTGATGATACTTGTTGTGGCGGTAAGCACAGTGATTACTTGTCCGTTCAATCCCGAATTGTGCGCGATGGAAGAGAACGTTAAAATATCGCCAGCACTGAAAGTGTTAGCGCAAGCTACCGTGGTAATACCACCAGACGCGGCGATGTAAGTGATGCTCGCGTATTGAGCGCCCTGAATACCCTGCACCGTGAAGTTGTAGGGGCTCTGGATGCCCAACAGTTGGTAGCCGCCAGTCCAAGATGCCGTACCCAGCAGGTTGTTGTAAGTATAGGTCGAGTTGAACGCAGGGTTACTTAGCCCCGTCAGGTAAATCGGGGGTCCGGTAAGATTGGCCGTCTGGAAGGGATGGGGGTCGATAGTCTGCACCGACATCAGTCCCGTGGAGGGGATGATGCTGACTCCCGCTGTGCCTCCGTTAACCGGGCTGTAAGTGAAATTGTTGACCGTGGTAGGAGCTAAGTCCACACCCACGCCGCCGACGCCGAGCCCACTGGTAGTGGTACTGGCGGATGTCGGTTGGAGCACAAAGCAGGAAGCTCCCGCGAACTTGACGTCCTGCCATCCAGCTTGGGTTACCATAAAGTTACCCGAGCCCCAAGGCACCGGAGCGTACTCCGCGACGTTAAATTTCCACGGCATGCGGCGGGTGAATAGCATCTGCATGACCCGGTTGGCGATACCTGCCATCGGCTCTCCGGTGATGCCGCCGACTGCGAAGAAGTTCTGCAGTTTGGTGTGGAGGCGCAGTTGGTCGGCCATCTGCCCCATGGTCGTGCTCATCGTGATAAGTGGATTTGCCATAATGTCCTTAGCTCGCGGGGGCGATGGTGTTACCCGCCGCCACCCACACTAAATAGGTTTGATAGTCAACGTTAGCCGGGTCAGCCGGGATGATAGCCCCATCGGGCAGACGCCGGATGCATGTCATGAGATTGCCAGAGATGTCAACGATTCGTTGGTACGTGTAATCCATTAGAACTCCGCTATAAATTCTTGGTAGCCGCCAGAAGCGCCCGTTTGAATGGTGGCCGGGGCACTGCCTGAGCCTTGTGTGCCCGAGGTGTAATCGACCAGCGCAGTTTTGTTGGTGCAGTACGAATCAGCGATGGCGGAGATAGTGGCACTCGCGCCGGGAATACCTGCAGACAACGTGACCGGAGCACTTAGCGTCGGGGTGGTTCGCATCTCCACCGGGAACTGGAAGAACCCACGAGTGTTAGTGGTTGAGGTTTGGTATCCGGTGGCCAAAGCCGAGAGCACGGAAGGTGCTCCATTGCATGGCGTCCTGTAGTAGTACCGGGCGCATAGGTCATTCTCGATTCCGATTGGCCTACGCTCGAACGGAGTAACCGTTGCACCCGGCTCAAGCTGCACTCCGGTAAAGAAGAAGCTCGCACCAGAGTTTTGGGCGAATCGCACCACGCTGCCTGTAGAAGAATAGTAGCCACCCGTCTGCCATGAGCCTGTGGTACCCGTCTGGAAGTTAGAGCCTCCGCCCATGTCAAAATGGATACTAATACCCGCCGTGTTATCGGTAGCCCAAGTCCCTGTGGTGCAACCGGGGATGGCGACAATAACCTGCTGCCAAGAGTTAGCGGTGAGTGAGTACAACCCAACATAGGACATCGTGGAGCCGTTCAGGGCGACACAGTAGTTTCCCGCCACCGTGGTATAAGCCCAGAACGAAAGCGTAACCGATTGGGCTGACGAGGTGCCCCAAGCAAGGTCAGCAATATTCTGCCCCTCGATGGTTTGAAGGACTTGAAAGTTATCCGCCGCTGCGGGTGAGGTTCTCACCGTTCCAACCACAATACGCAAGTCCCATGCAAACCCCGGATTCGAAGATGCGACTTGAGTCGCGGTGAGCACACCGTTACTCGCCGCACCGAACGAGGCCACATTCCAGCGGTCGGTGGCGTATCCTGATGCGTAATTCAATGTAATGGTTGAAGTCCCATTACGCTGACTGACCCGATGGTCGCCATTGTACAGGCGGTTCCGGAAGTTATACCCTCCGACCTGCGAGGTGGTAATCAGGTTAGGGGCGGAGACTGTCCCTGTGGTAAAAAATGACGAGGCAGAAAACACACCAGCATTACTAAGTGAGGCTTGGTAGCCATTGGTCTTGAGGACGACCGCGCCAGAGCTAGTCTGTGACGACACATTGGTGTTGTTTCCATCCGTGTTCAGGACTGTTGTCCCGGCTACCTGATAGCCCCCGACGACGGGGGTGGTTATGGCACCTGTGGCAGTGATGGTTCCCACCGAGATGTTGGGGGTTCCGGTTAAATTGGAGGCCAGTGCGGCAATCCCACTTGTGTTCGCCGCATTAGCCGGGATGTCGCCACTTTGGAGGGCTGGGAGCTGGGCGTGGGGTAACGTCCCGGTGGTAAGGTCGGACGCGCTTACCGTAACGTTCCCGCTCAACGCATGTCCGTTGACCGTGGTTGTCTGGGGTACGTAGATGCTTGCGATGCTGGTTCCACCAATGGTGAGGCTACTTGTCGCCAACGATGAAACAGTCACTAAATAAGGAATCGAGACGGATGCTGTGCCGGAGCTGCCTGACTGACTCAAGGTTAATGTGGAGGTGGGGTTTGTCCCCGTACCTTCGACCACCGTCAATGACCAGTTATCGGGTTCCCCCATCGTCCCAGCCCAATAGGAACCCAAAAGTGCATAGCTGGGTGAGTTGTAGTTCGTGCCCGAGGTGGCTGTGTTGGGGTTGCCTAGATACAAAGACCCCGCCGCGCCATTAGTGTAGATGTTGGGCGATGGGGATACCGTGGTGCTGGTTCCAGAGCCATACAACGCGATGGCACCCCCGCCGCCGCTGTTGACCTTCCCTTTAGCATCAGCATAGGCTGTAGTCGCCACCTTAGAGCTGTTATCCCCTGCTGTCTGTGTGGTAGCAAGAGTGCCATTAGGTAGAGTTGGAGTGCCTGATAAGCCAGCGGCGGTGCCGCCGATGTTTAGACTTGCGGCTGTTCCGGTCAAGCCTGTGCCCGGTCCGGAGAATTGCCCTCCAGAAACGCTTACAGTACCCGTAAACGATGGGCTCGCATTAGGAGCTAGGAGAGCCTCAGCCGCTTCAGCTCGGGAGGTTTCAGCAGAGATAGCATTGGCGTTAGTGAGGTCAGCGGCGGCTCTGGTTGCAGCCTCAGTGTTGAGGTTGCTCTGTACTGTCGCTGCCGCTCCAGCATTATCAAACGTGGTGGTGGCAACATAGGCAGCGGAGCCGAGACTCACATACCCGGTGCCATCCGCTTTTACCACGCTCCCCGAGGGTGCTCCAAGTATGTCAATCGACGTAAACTCTCCGGTGTTCGGAGTTACGTTACCAATCGGAGGAGGTGAGGAGAAAGACCCCTCAGCCAGTGATGAGAGGGTGGGGTAGTAGGCCGTCCCTTGGTTGATGGAGGTCATTGTGCCAATGTCCACCGAGCTTCCTGCTATCTCAGTGAAGACCCAATTCATCGGAGCGTTGTTGAGCCGGGTGCCATTCGAATCATAGAAGTTGACCACATACCATGTGCCTACCGAAGTAATGTTCTGTGGGTTCAGCTCGATGTTGCTCCAGATTTGAGCGGGGGTAATGATGTCGCAGTTCGAGTCGAAGTAGAACCGCACTGCATTCTTGGTGCCCCCTAAGACCAACCCATAAGGAGCGGCCAGCACAGAGGCATCCATGTTGAGGTACATTTCCATGTACCCCAGCGGCTGGATAGGTAGGTTGTTGACGGTCTGGATGTGCCCGTTGATAAGACTAATCATTTATTGCTCCAACCGGATTGAAACTCCGTAACTGGGCTGCGTAGTGAAACCCGAGCCTGATGTGTAGGCCACAGAGTAAGACACCGTGGTGCCAGCCACGCAAAATATCGCTTTGGTGGCGCTCAGGGAGTTTGCACCTATCGAGTTGAGCATACTGAGTTGGCTGGTAGTCCAGTAGTTAATTCCTGAAGGGTCTACCCATTCGATGGTTACACACGCAGTGGCTGCGACAGTTCCGTTCGCACCAGCACCCGACTGGTATAAGTAGACAGAGACGGTCATGGGCTGCTGTAGCGTGGTGGTCATCAGAGTGGTGTTATTGATACTGGCTGAGTTGGTGGAGTACACCGAGACAGCAGCGGGGAGAGCCGGGTAATAGATGGTCGCCGCATTGATGGGGGTCATCGTGCCGATGTCTACGGAGTTACCCGCCGCCACGTTGAACATCCAGTTCTGGGGGGCGTTATTAAGGCGGGTACCGTTCGAATCGTAGAAGTTCACGATGTACCATGTGCCCAAGCCGTTGCTGCTCTGGGGGTTCAGTTCCAGATTCGACCAGACCTGCGCGGGGGTTACTAAGTCGCCATTAGAATCAAAGTAAAACCGGACAGCGTTGGTGTTGCCGCCTAACACAACCCCGTAAGGAGCAGCTATCACCTGCGCGTCAATGTTGAGGTACAACTCGATGTACCCATTGGGGGTGATAGGCACGTTGTTGGCGGTCTGGATGTGGCCATTGGTTAAGTAAATCATGTGCTGTCCTCATCTGGTAAAATGGGCTCCCCGAAGAGAGCCCACAGGTTAGTTAGGAATCCGACTCATTTACTGAAGAAGTCGTATTCCTGAGCCACAGGGTATGAAGCGGAGCCCGAGGAGTTGGCAAAGCGCAGAGCAATAACACAAGCCTTGCCCAGCGATGTCCACACTACCGACCCGTCCGTTGTGGTTGCGCCCTTGGTCTGGTTGAACGAGCCGCTACCGATGAAGGTAGAAGCAGTCGTACCAGACGTGGTGCACCAGTAGAGGTAGCCGTTGAGGCTCATCAGCGCGGAGATACCGAATCCAGCAGTCACCGACTGGCTAACACCGGGGTACATCGGCTGTATCACGTCACAAGTTGCGGCGACCACACCCGTGGTGTCAACCACCTGATTAGGACGGGCGAAGGAGACAGGCTTGCTGACGCGCCACAGAGAGCCACTGTTGGGAACGATTACCGGGTAGTCATAAGAGCTGTTAGCACTCACCGAAGGCAGCGGGAACTGGATACCAGACATGCTGGCGACCTGCTCGGCCTGACCCGCTCCATAGGTCTGAACCTGTACGGCAGTGGTGGCAATCGGGAAGGCATTGATGGTTGTGGTTCCGCCGCCAAGGACGTTCACCGTGAAGCTGGACATGGTCTGCGTGGTACCAGCAGCGTTCAGCAAGCAGCTACCTGCGCCACCCGAAGAGCTATACACCCTCCAACCCACAACGGCAGCGCCGTTGGTCGGTACGGTCGGCATGGTGGCAGTGAAAGCGCCCGAACCTGCGGAGATGGAGACAGTTGCTTCTGCCGAGGGGAGAGATTCGCCGTAAGCGGTAACCCATGTGACGCAGCAACGAGCAGTACCGGAGCCCAGTGAGCCCTGACCTGCGTTGTATGCGAGGGCGGGAGCGGCTCCGCCGAGCTGACCAAAGTCCTGCGCAAGGACAATGGAATATGCGCCCGGAGCGTCTGCTCCACGGCTGGAGGAAGTGTATCCCTTTGACGAGACCAAGTTTGCCATAATTTTCCTTTTGGACTAGTTCGCCTGAGGCTCCCTAGTTACGGCATGTTGAAGATGCCGCCTAATATAGGAGTCGGTAGTTCAAAACTTACCGAACCACATCGAGACACTCCACCATAGGGTGTCCCAGAAGAGGTTCCAGTACAGTTTCACCATCAACATCCAGTACCGCACTTAGAAGCTCTCTAGAGTGCGAACGACGTGATACAGCGGGTGCTCCTTGACGATGTAACCTTCGTCCTTGATAGAGCCATCGGGCTGAGCTACCGGGCGGTAATCCCAGTACGCTGGATGGATGAAAGCCTCACACAGGGGGCAGATACCACGGGGCATATGGTCATGGTAGTTATGCACAAGCGAGATAGCCCACTTGCCGTTCTTGTCCTTGTGGGGGCAATGAGACTGCCGCTCCAGTTTAATTTTGTCCTTCTCGTTCTCCTGCCGACGCCAGTTCTGCTGCTCACGCAGTTCACGGGCAAGTTCTGCCGGGTCTTCGTAGGGCTTCTGAGCTTCGCGGAGCTTCTCCGGGGTTAGGGCGATGGACTGCAGTACGGGTCCGAGTTCCTTGAACAACTCTTTCACGGTCTCGCGGATGAGTTCTTTCTGTGTTGGTTCTGCCATAAAATAAAACCTCTCTGTTAAGAGAGGTTGATAGTTCAGTTATTCACAACTATTCACAGAAGTGGTTCATGAGGTTCTTGTGGGCGGTGCCGGAAGCTTGCCGATTACGATAGGGGGCGGTAAACATATTCCACCGCTCCGCATTGACCCCGGTAGAATTACCGAACTCTTTTATCACCGTATCCCATGACAGGACACCCTTACCCATCAGCCGGGTGAGGACATGTCGCCAACCCCAGCGGGGCTCGTCGGGGAGGTTCTTCTCATCGACGGTAGTGTAGGAAAACTCCGTGAGCCAGCCTTTACTTACCTGACAGAGGAAGATGAGTTTGTTATCCCGCTGCAGGTACAGACCCCAGTCATTCTCATAGTTGACCTGTCTTTGCACTACCAGCATAGGTATCAGCTTCTTGAGCTGTAAGATGAACCGGGAGGAGTGGATGACCTGACCCTTCCGCCGTTGGAAGTCCTTGAAGGAGTCGTGGTCGAACAGACGGTACTGCTCTAACTGGGGCTCTATCTTTTCCGCCTTGTACTTAGATAGAGCCACATCGGTTGGAAGAAAGCTATCGGAGTCAAAGTGCTGCGGTAAGATATTAGCCATGTTTGCTCTCCTTGAAACTGAGGTACCCTATCACAACCACCAGTAGGAGGAAGGCGACAAGGTTGACCATTTAACTGGCCTCAGGTGTAGTCTCACTATTAGTTTCACCCATCAGGGCTTTGATATCGATGTTGCCATCGGTATCCACATAGACGCCGATGATGCCACCCGGCTCGATGATGTCCGCGACCTCTTCGTTGTTGTCTTCCAGCTCATGTACCATGCGGTGGAAGGCGGTGATGTTCGAGGTATGCACCACGATGACGGTGGGGAGCCCTTGTACGGGGTTCAGCACATAGTCGAGAATGCAGTTATTACGCTCGCGAAACTGCTGCAGGGACTCACCGGGCAACCCGTAGTTAGTCTCCGGGATGACCTCGGTGTCATGGTTCACATAATACTCAAACTTAGCGATGTTGGCCTTGGTCTTCTCCATCCCGGCGAAGCCACCGATAGCCCAGCTACGCAGGTTGGGGTCGGGGCTGACATAAGGGATAACCACGTTACCAGTATCTAAGACGTACTGGGCGGTCTGCATGGCGCGGGTCAAGTCGGAGCTGACCACCTTGCCAATCTCCTCGTAGGAGAAGAAGTTCTGGATAGCCTCGGCGGCGGCTTCACCCGCTTCATTCAATACCGGATTCTGCCAGCCTCTCCAGCAGTTCGATTTGTTGAGCACCGTCTCACCGTGACGCACAAGGTATGCTTGGGGGCGCTTCCATAGGTTATGCATAGTTCTCTCCTAGTAAAAAAGGCAGACCCTGTTTTGAGTCTGCCTTAAAGGTGCAGCGTTAATACGAATTATCCAAGGGACTCAATCTGCAGACCCATCAGGGTGACTGTGTCACCAGCGTGGCCGACCGACAGAGTCGAGGTCACGAAGAAGTTCAAGTCGCCTTCGCCGTAGAGACCGCTCGGTGAGGCAGTCAAGATGACCGGGCTAACCAAGGTGCCTTCGTTGACGAGGTGGGTCTGGAAACCCTGCAGGGTAACAGCAGTACCGCTGGTGGCAACTGCCTGAAGGGTAAGTTCAGAGTAGAAGCAGCCCGTGGTGCTGTTAACCGCCAGAGCGCCTGTGGTGGCAATCTTGGTGGCTCCGGTGAAGCTGGTGGAGGTCAAGCCAGAGATGGAAGCAGCCGGAACCTGATAGATGTTGATGGTCAGGTTTTCGGATGCGCCCGTCTTGGCAAACCCATAGGCCCGGAGCTTGAAGGGAAGACCCGTCGAAGCCAGCGTGCCCAGAGCATAAGACCCCGCGACGAAGATACCGGGGTTGCCCAGTGACAAGGGAAGAACAAAAGAGGAGATTCCGGCAATGGAGTTACCATTTACCATGAACGCGGTCTCGGTAGTGGAGGTACCCGTCGCATTGGCTGCGAGGGTCTTCTCGATGTTACCGAATACCTGAGACTGGAAAGCTAGAGGCGTCTGTGCCATTGTATTATTCCTTTTTCAAGGGGGTGGTACTCCACCCCCGGTTAAAAATTAGACAGCCGAAACTTCAGCGCGAACCCTTCTAAAACCCGGAGTTCCGTTCGTATTCGGGCGTGCCACCACTCCCAAGAACCAGTCATAGCTGACGATGGCGCGGGTCTGGAGGCAGGGGTTGCTCAGGTCGATGTCGCTATCGCCAAAGTACTTGACGTTGACCTTGAAGCTCGGGTTACGCGGAGCCTTCTGCCCCATCAGCTCAGAAGCCAACATCGCTTCGCGGCCAACGGTGTAGCAGCCGTAACCAACCTTACCCGTCGAGGGGTAGTTCGCAAAGGAGGTTACAGTCGGGGTACGGATGATACGGCAACCCGCCCATTCCAGAACCTGATAGCCCTTGTTCATACCCGCCTGAATGGTAGAGACACCAGCCTGAGTACGCTTCAGGGTGTCAACTGCGCTTCCGGCAGAGTTATCAGACATGAAGTCGTAAACCATGTAGGGGTGCATGACTGTGGAGTACATCCCATCGTTTCTTCCGGGGACCGCGTTACCCATCAGTTGAGCCTCACCCTTACGGATGGTGTTCGAAAGCAGGAATTCGTTGTCCGCTAAGTCGATACGGGCAGCAGACTGGGCGCTGGAGGCCGAGTCGAAAGCATTAAATGCAATCTGGTTGGCCGTAAGGGCTCCGCGATAGCTCAGGTTGCGCGTGGCATCCAGAGTAATGTCGGACAGGAACATGGTCTGAGCCACGTTGTCGATGCCAATCCAGTCAGCGTACTCGTCAGCAAATGCATCACTGTAGACCTGCGACAGAGAAAGGGAAGGAGGCGGAACTGCCTCGGAGACGGGTGCTCCTGCAGCTACAAACGGCTGCTGACCGTAGAATTGAATGGTACGACCAGACCGACGAGGCAGCGGACGAAAGTCGCAAAGTTCCTCTAGAGCTGGAGTGTTGCACTGCCATTCCACGATAGCAGTGCGGTCGTATGCAATCTGCGGGAATGCGGCAAGAGTATTACTCTGTACGCCGGGTGCGAGTGAAGGCATTTGTGTAACCTCGTAAGTTAAAGTACTTCTATAAGTAGGGGTTGATAGTTCGGAAACTACCGATTCTTCAGGTAGTCATCCGGATGCATACCTTGCGCTTGTGCTGCCGCCTTGTACGCCTCCATGATTTCCCGTGGGCTCATGTCATCGGTAATCTTCGGTACAGCAGCGGTTGCGGTAGTCGGTTTCCGCCCTTGGTTGCCAGAACCCACGCCAAAAGTACCCGACGCCTGTAGCTTCTTTTTTTGTGGTGCAGCTTCCGGGGCTTCGACCGCAAATACCAGCTTGTCCGCCTTCATCGCGGCGTAGGCTTTTTGCAAGCTATCGGTAGAGGGGCTGTCTTTCAACCCGAGTTCCGCCAGCTTGTAACCCAGAACCTTGAGGTTCTGTTCCCCACCCGGCCAGTCATTGCCATCGAGAGATAAGAACTCGTTAGTGGCGTTCTGCCATGCGTTGACTTCCTTGGTGGACTTTTTTTCATCCACAAGAGTCTTCAGCTCGTCTACCTGCAGCCCCTTGGACTTCAGGTACTTGTCGATGGCTCCGGACTTGACGAGGTAGTCTTCCATCGAAATCTTTCCAGCAAAGACATCCAGTTGCATCGCGACGAGGTCATCGGACTTAACTTCCGGCTTAGCTTCCACCTTGGGGGCAGTAGCATGTTCGTGAGCGGCGATAGCAGCCTTTACCTGCCGATTGATGTCGGCGGGGCTATCACCTTCGAAGTTATAGGTCTTGCCGCCGATAACAAAACTGTCTGTATAGACGGTTACTTCGTCGGGCTCAGCCTTGACTTCGGGCTTCTCTTCGGCTGGCTCCTGCGCGGCGAAGCGACCCTTGGCATCGCGTCCGGGGACTACGATACCTTGCTTCTCGGCCTCCTCCGCGATGATGCGGCGGATGTCTTCAGCGGTGGCGGCACCTTCCAGTGCGGTGGATACTGCGTCGGTTACTTCCATTTCAGCGCCTTGCGGCTTAATTTCCTGTTCAGCCATAACGTCTCCTATCAATAAGTCCCGCTGACGCGGGTTTCGTACCTGTTATCCAACTCGGTTAAAATAGCTGCGCGCAGCTCATCCGCTCCATCGGCGGCATCAGCATTGTTAGCCTGAGGGTTGGCATCCCGCGCCATCATGGCCTCAGCGATACCCGCCTGTATAAGACCACCCATTCGGGTGAGTAGCTGTTCTTCGAACTTCTTCGCCGCCCGGAAAGCGATAGACCGGGCTACCAGCTCCTCGTTGTCCCAACCTTCATATGAAACAAAGGCATCCTCGGCGACCTTGACGACCTCGTTAATCAGTGCCACAAAGTCATTGAAGCCGGGATGACTCTTAAGCCCGATGAGCCTATTAGCCCGGTCGATGGTCATGGTGGTGCGTGGTGCGTAAGGGTTGATGTCGGCCATCACTCACCGCCCTCGAACTGCGAATCTGACTTCTGCATCGCCTCACGCTCGGAGCGGTTAAAGGCGTCCTCCTCAAGCGTGTGCTGGTGCTGTTGGTCATTCATCGCCGTGCCGAAGCCATGCTTACCCGCTTCCAGAAGCATCCTGTTCTCGGCCTGATTGTTATCGATTTTCATCTTGCCGTCCGTCTGCATCTGAATCTTCTTGGCGGTGTTATCCGGCTGTTGCTGGGAGGCGGCGTAACGTTGCTTGTCCTCGTCCGTCATCGGCTGGAGGATGTTCTCGCGGTAAGGCAGACCGGAGGAGTCAATAATCGCCTTGTAGAACTCAGCCACGTTCAGCTTCATCGCCTGTACGCCGAGTAACTCCACAGCGCCCGGAGCGGTGATAAGGGTCTGCACGAAGCCCATGACAGTGTTGAGCTGCTGACGGGCGCGCAGCCGGGTAGCGGCTGAGACGGTAACCTTGTACTGACCATTGAGGACAGACAGAGGGTCTACCTTCTTATAGGCGGTGGAGAGTTCGTCGCTAAGCCAGTTCTTTATTTGCGATGGCTTCAGCTTATGGTTCTGTTCAATTAAGTACTCGATAAACGGTACGAAGATGCCATCGCTAATCTGGTCGATGAGGTCGGTGGACTTGATGTTCTCGCCCGTCGATAGAGCCTGTACCCCAGCTCCAGTACGCATGTCGCCAGCCTTGCCAGCGTTGACACCCTGCGCGTTGACGCCAGCTCCGGAGATAGCGACCGCCCACGACTTCACCTGTTCGATGATGGCGAGCGGCGGACCCTCCATGATGGAGTTACGGGTCAAGGGTTCAATCTTCTTGCCGGGGTCGGACTTCATAATCTTGCCGGGGAAAATCCACTGGGTCTGCGCGGTGTTATTCATACCCGCATCGGTGGTATAGGTACCCATTAGGTTTAGGTTTACATCATCGAAGAAAGCGTTGACGATACCTTGCGAGATGCGTTGGTAGTCGGTGAGCCAGAAGCCCAACCCGTAGCCGTAGAAGCTGTCCGGAGCCTCTCTAAAGACAAAGGAGAGGAACGGAATCCGGCCTAGATTGTGCGGCTGGTTGTAGATGCAATACTGGCCTTCCAGCACCATGATATGACGGTAGGGAGTCCAGTAATCAAACACCTCCCAGTTCTTCGACAGCGGGTCGGACTTAGCGAAGTCATAGCTCTCAGGCATCGCCTTCTGCGGCGTGGTCGAGGTCTGGAAGATGGGGTTGGGACTGGAGCCACCTTGGGTGTCCAGCATGTTGTGCCCGGTGCCATCCACCTTCCACGGGGTGGTCAGGGCGATAAGCTCGTCGCGGCTGGGGATGTTGAAGCCCTCAGTCTCGCGCCAGCGGTCGAGGTCGTAAGAGTTCGGGTAGATAAGCCGACCCGCCCAACCAGCGGTCTGAATCTCACCACGACGGCAGGAGGGGTCTACACGGAGCCTACGAATGGGTACGTGCTCGAACTTACCTTGGTTGAACTCTAGAACGTGGTCGGTGTACTCCTCGGTGTCATCCTCATTCGCCATGGGGATGGTTACGCTACCTCCGCTTACCCCTACCGAGACGCCCTGATGCTTGTTACGCAGCTTCTTTATCTCCTGCTGGTAGAACTCCCAGCCAAAGAAGGCGACTCCGGTACCATAGAGGAGGCCGTCATAGACCACATGGCGCATCTCCTGCTTGAAAGTGACTCCCCGGAAGCCGCAGTGCTTCATTTGCGCCCGGATTAGGGCGGTCTCGGCGGCGGCGGTATCAATATCGGTGCCCGAGGTTGGGTCGAGAATGAATGGGTTGTAGCCACCGAAGAGATTCTCTTGTACGACACCAATCATCGAGTAAAAGTGCTCGGCGAGGATGGGAATCCCGAGGTGGGAGCGGAACTGGTCGCTGTTTTTCCACTTAATCGGCTCAACATAAGCCCGGAGCATCAACTCCGTGAGGTTCCACGACCCGATAAGCCCACGCGAGGCTTCGAAGGACTCGCTGAGTGACCGATTCTGGATAGCTTCCTTGAGTAGCGACTCATCGGAGCGGTCTTCGTCCGGGAAACCGACGTCTTTCTGCTGGATGGGTAGAGATAACTCCCCAATAGGGATGGCTCCCGGCAGGTCTATTAGTCTTAGCTGTGCTAAATCGCGAAATACATCATCGTTGGCCATCGTATGTCCTCATATAAGGGAGCGGTAGTTTACTTTCTGTGAAAAACTGTTAATAGGTGCCGGGGATTCGGGTGTCGTAGAAGTCATGGTCGTTAGAAGCATGCAGACTACGAATAAAATTAGCTGTCGTAGGAGCCTCTCGCGGCTGTATAGACTGCATGTCACTCTGGAAACCCGTGGGACACTCGCAGACCAAGCCAAGGCAGTCAGCAAAGTCATCATGACCGCCGCTCTTCGGGAACTTAAGGAGCTGGTCTTTTAGTTTGTCGTAGCCGGGGGAGCCCCCATGGAGCCAGAGCCGCTGCTGCGCCAAGATACCCTTGATGCCGCCGATGCGGATGTTCTTGGCGTCGGCCTGATTCGACATCTTTTTCCACTCGATGGGCATCTTCTGGATGCCATTGTCACGGGCGAAGATTTCAAACACCGTGTTGTAGGCTTCCCAGCCCATAAATCGCTCCAGCCATATCATGGTGGGGCGATGCTTCATGGTCATCAAAGCCAACTGCTGGGCTACCTGCATCGAATCCCACTTACCATAGTTACAATCGACTTGATAAAGGGAGCCCTGATAGTAGCGGACGACATACAGCACCGAGATGTCCCGCTTCTCGTCGCCGACGTAGCTTAAGTCGCCGCAGATGAAGCAGGAGGCTTGCAGGGCGCTGGGGAACTGCGAGTCATACCACAGGGTCTGCGCCCCTAGTAGACTCTCGGAGAAGGTCTGGTCATCCGCCGCTAATGGCGTGTTGAGGTACTGGCACGCGAAGAACTCCTTACCCAGACGTAACTCTTCCGACTGCAGGAACTCCGGGGAGTGACCCTCGGTTCTACCATCCCGACACCGAAACTTGGGGAACAAAACTTGAGTAGCACCAGAGTCCACAAACTGTTTGCAGTCACAGACACCACAGGGGTGCTCAACTAAGTTGGAATCGAAGTCATGCTCGATGTCTTTGTGACCGCAGGTTCGGCATACCTTAACCCAGCATGATTTAATCGAGACCTTCCATGGGTTGGTGCCCAGCTCTTGGATTTCCTTCTTGATTAAATCTTGTATCTCTTCGTATAAATCGCCGAAGGAGTAACGGGTTCCCGTGACATAGATGAAGCCATCCGGAGCCAGCAGAGGACAGATGTCCTTGTAATCTTGCTTACAGGCTTCCAGCGCCTTCAGGCTGCGGTAGTTCTGGTCGTTGACTAAGTCATCAACAAAGATAACGTCATAGTGGGAACCCGCCTTAACACTCTTGGCCGTTGTGATGGCCATAGTAGGTTCGGCCATGTTGGTACGCGGACGGTTGGGGATGTTGAAGTACTTCTTGGTGCCCAGCTTCCGACCGCAGAACTCCGGGAATAGCTGCTTGAACTTGGCCGAGGGGTACTCAAAGTGCTTCTTGACGCGCTCTAACTGACGGGCGGCGAGGGTATCACCACCCGTCAAGAAGCAGATACGGATGCCGGGGTAGTTCAAGATGAGCTGGACAATTTCTACGATAGTCGCCGAGGTCTTGAACAGACCACGCGACCAGAGGATGAGCCGCTTCTTCTTCTTCAAGTCTAAGTCATAGAGAGGCACACCGGGGCGCTTCTTTAAGAAGTTGTTGAACAGCCAGCGGTGAGGTACCTCTTGGAAGTCGCCCTCCATGACCTCGGTGCCCAAGTAGATACCGTCCGTCAAGGCACGGTATCTATCCTGCTTCCATTTCTCTTTCGCTTTGTCAGACAGATGGTTGAAAGAGGACATGAACTCAGCCGGAAAATCTGTCATGTCCACTTCGTAGGTTGGCGGCATGCAAGTTACCCCAGTAGCGTAACCTGACAGTAGGTACCTGTGTTGCTCGTGTCGATAAAGATACGCGAGGCGTCGATGTTATCGTCGTCAATCTCCACCCAGTTCTGCGAGGAGAGCTGCAGACAGGCGGTGTACTGCGTAGAGGAGACGCTCTTGTCGCCGACGTAAATCTTGTAGGTGGAGGCGGCTTGGTCAATCTCCAGCCGGACCTTCATATATTTCGTCATCGGCATCATCGCGGTGTTACCCGCATCTCCTGTGTAGCTCACATTGGCATGGGTCGTGTTGAAGGAGAACTGGAACAGAGCCGGGTTGTTGGCTGTCACTGTAACAGTGAGGCCGTTGAAGTAAGTGGCGGTGGTAAAGCCCCACAGGGTAACCTCCTGCCCAAGGTTGTAACCATTCGCAGGAAGGGAGCCGCAGGTGATGGTGGCGATGCCATTGGTAATCTGGAAGCCCACAGCGGCCAGTACCGTGCCCGTGTAGATGGGGGTCGGGGTACCAGCGGTGGCGGAGACGCGAGGGAGAACACGCATGATTGACATAATTTAGTTATCCTTTACCCATGTGGGTCAAACCCTCGGCGGAGTCCGCCATCTTACGGATTTCAGGGTTCTTTGATTTTTCGGCCTTCGCGATGCGGCTCTGGCCTAGTTTCTCGCCCTTGGGCACGCCAAGAGCCTCGTGGAGCTTGCCGGGATGAACCTTGAAGCTTCCAGCCTTACCCAAGTCAACCTTCGTTACTTTGGGCTTCTTAATCTGTGACGGTACAGCGGGTTTGGACAGGTTCTTTAACCCATCGGTCAAATCGGCCATAGTTTCACCCTCTACAGAAGGGGCTTGATAGTTGCAACTTTTTACTCCTCCTCAAAATCACCGAGATTGAAAGCGTCGGCCTGAGCCTCGGCTTCCTTCTTGCGTCTCTCAAGCACCGCGTTGGTGCGCTTGAGGTTATCCAGCTTGTGGCGGGGTCGATACTTCGGAGCGTTGCCATGGGTTCCATAGCCCATCTCCTTGGCCTTGTCTAACGCCTGTAACACAGGCGAGGTCGTCCAGCCTTGAATGTTGGCGTACAGCTTGTAAGCCTGTATCTGCTGCGCGGTTATCGTGCCTTTGGTTATCTGGCGGCAGAGCATGGCAAGGAAGGACTGCTGGGGGTCATTTTCAAAGCAGCGGCTCAGGCACATAGACACATTGAACGCCGACATTACCCGGTAAGACATCACCAAGGCGGAGCGGTCGTTCTTGCACTTGTAGGCCGTCCGGATAGCGGTCACCGGGTCGAAGGCTTGATTGTCCAAGGCATTCTGAACGTAAGTCGCGACAAACATCTGCTGCTTACGGGTAAGCATGCGCCACTCGGGGGTCTTGGTTAACTCTTTCAAAGTCAGCATAGTTTCCCTTGCACCTCGCTTTCTTTCATGATGAGAAACTCGACGCCCTCTAACATGAGCGGTACCCCGGCGTACATCCCATAGGCGACTAGGTCGCCTACTTGCAGCCGTAGTGCGCGCACCGAGCCATCCTCTTGGACATAGCCTTCGCCGAGGGCGATTACCTTACCAAAGTGGATGTCCTGCTTGGAGGTCTCGGGCAGGTAGACGCCGTCGATGGCGGTCTCGTTGGGGGTCTCAAACACTAAGATGGAGTCATACATCGGTTGGAATTTCATGAGCGCCTCCCGGCTTCGATGGCCGCTTTGATATCCTCTTCCGGCTCGGTGCATAAACACTCGGTGGTGAGTATCATCCCAGCGGTAGCGGTGGCGTTACGTAACGCTTCAACTACTACCTTGCAGGGGTCTATCACGCCAGCCTCCACCATGTCGCAGTACTCACCCGTCGCCGAGTTGAAGCCCCACGCGGTGTTGGGTAACAGGAAGCTACGCTCCCCCATCAGGGTGGTAAGTACCTTGCCCTCGTCATAGGCGGCGTTACGGATAATCTGTTTCAGGGGCTCGGCACAGGCTTGGGCGACCACGGTGAGACCGATACGCTCGTCACCCTCCAGCGGAGTCAGCACCCGACCCTGAGCCTTCAAGAGGGCGAGACCGCCTCCGGGGACATATCCGGACTCGATAGCGCAGCGGGTGGCTCCAACCGCATCATCGAACCTATCCTTACTCTCTCGCATCTGAGCATCGGTGTTACCACCGACCTTGATGACCGCGATACCTCCGGTGAGTAACGCCAGCCGACGCTGCAGCCATTGCTTGTTCAGACCCTCGGCGGCGTCGAGCTTGGACTTAATCTCGGCTATCTGAGGAGCGGGGTCGCCGACGCCTCCGGAGATGGTTGTATCCTTATCGCTAACCACGATGCGCGAAGCCTGACCCAGCATGTCGAGGGTGACCGACTCTATCTTGGTACCGCTATCATCGAGGATGGCTTGGCCACCAGTGATAGCGGCGATGTCTCTTAAGAGGTCTTTGCGGCGTTCGGCGTAGGCTCCGGTCTTGACCGCCACGATAGGCGACTTGGCGCGGAGACAGTTGACCACCAAGCAAGCTAATGCATCCTGCTCCCAATCCCCGGCGATGAGTAACAGGGGACGGCGGGTCTTGGCCACCTGCTGTAACAAGGGGAGGATACTCTTGGCGGTGCCAATCCTGCCTTCGAACAGGAGAACATAAGCGTCTTCGTAGACCGCTTGGAACCGCTCCGGGTCATTGACGAAAGCTTGGCTCAGGAAGTCACCGGAGTTGAACTGGATACCCGAGGTAAGACTAAGCTCGGTTAGGACGGTGCCGGATTCCTCTACACTAACCACCCCATCTGTACCTACTTTGCGGAAGGCATCGCAGACATGCTGGGCGATGTACTTATCCCCGTTAGAGGAGATGTTGGCGATATGAAACGTTTCTTCGGGGGTGGTGATGGGGCGTGCCATCTTCTCCAACTGCTCAATGATGAGGAGAGCCGCCTTGTCCATACCTCTTTTAAGTGCCCATGGGCTTACCCCTTGCTCGATGTAGTTCGACCCGGCATGACACATGGCCTGTACCAATACGGTGGAGGTGGTGGTACCGTCGCCGCAGGAGTAGACCGTCTTGTTGGCGGCTTCACGGGCTAGGTCTGAACCTATCTGCATGGTGGAAGTCGACGGGTCTACCGAGTTGGCGACCGAGACTCCATCCTTGGTGAGGAGGGGAGGCAGACCGAGAAGACGGCGACCGACGACGACGCAGCGACCTTTCGGACCTAACGTCACTTTTACCGCATCCGCTAGGAAATCGACTCCAGCAAGAATCTCCTTCCGGGCGGCGGTCGAGTATAAGAGCTGCTTAGACATCTTTGTGGTACTCCTTCCAATGCTTCGCACAAAAGTGCAGGGTGGAGGTAGCTTTCGGCTCCCCCTCCTTGCCCAGCGTGGTAATCCGCTGCCAGCCCACAGCGGGTTCCTTGCAGGGAGTGGGTACCCCCTCGGCGTCGGGCTGGATAACGGTACAGTGGTTAGTTGACATGGGGCTCCTCGGGAAGGTCGAGCATCTGGGTGTTGAGGCAGACGAGGGCACAGGCGTCGGAGCAGACCAGCTTAGCCATAGGCATAATCTGGTTCTCGCCTACCGCGTGCTCCTTGGTGAGTACCAGCCAGCCTGTGGAATCCTTAAGCTGTGTGGCGGTAATAGAGCCCTGTGTGAGGGTGACGGTCTTATCGCAGACATCGCAGGTGCGGGTTAGAATATTGACAGAGGTTTGACCCATGGTAGAAATAGCTCCTTAAGTTTGACCCAGAGGGTTCTGGGGGTTCGGGATTCGATGGTGGAAAGGGTGACGAAGCAGAGCTTCGTTTGGTCGTTGTAATAGCGGGACTCGATGCAGGGGATGCCATCCTCTTCGACCAGATAATCGGCGATGAAGTAAGACCCCTCCGCCCTTACAGAGATGGGGTTACTGGGGGAACTAAAGTTTGGGGAGGTCAGACTAACTAACATGAATGTCGAACTCCTCAACCAGATACTTATTGACCTCGGCCAGAATGGCTACCTTCTCGGCGTTATCTGGGGCGCGATGGAGCCTCTGGGCGAAACCGAGGAGGGTCATCCGGCGCTGGTACTGGGGGGCTTCGGTACGGAGCTTGCCACCACCTGCTAGGCCGATGTAGACGTAAGCCCGTTCACGCGGGATTTGTTGTGTAAGCAGCCAGCGGGTAAAGAGACCCTTGCAACCCTTCTTGGCGGTGGCCTTCTGAACGGCGATGAGTTCCTTACCCAGAGCTAGGCGGTCGGCCTTCGCTGCAAGCTTACGAGCCTCGAACTTAGCCCAGATAGCTGCGGCCTTCTTGGCCGAGGGGATGGAACTGATGAGCTTAGACTCGGCGGCGGTTAGTACTATCGCGGGGCGACCCATGTTACTTACCCTCCTGACTGATGAGGAACTGCACCGGAGTATGGGGGGCAGACTCGGAGCCATCCGGCCAGATAGCACCGGGGCAGAGGGGGAAGTAAAGGTGGGTGGGCAGGGCGTCCATGTACTCAGAGCTGGGGACGACCTGTGAGATACCCCGTTCGAGGTTGGCCAGATAGTAAGACCGGGCTTCCTCGGGGGTGGTGCCCCATGCGTAGGTGTACCTACCGTTGGTGTCCCAGATGACGTAAGAGTTAACCTTCATGTTGTGTTGGTACCTCGGGGAACTGGATGTATTGGTTGAGGAGGTCGGCTAACCGGACGAGGTCAAAGGGTACCTTATTAACGAACAGGGTGGTGTCCCTATAACTCAGGGTGGAAGACTCGGGGGGTGTACAGATGCCCAGCAGACTACCAAGTATGGTCGGGGTAACTTTCCTCATATAACTCAGTACTTGATAGTTTGGAAATTCACAGTAATTAACATTGCGACAAAGGAAGGTAACAAATAATAGGGGGTCACCTTAGCGTAGCCGCACCGAGGTACCCTTGGGGCATTTGAATTCCATTTTCAGAATCAAAAGGAACCCCCTCACGCCCAGCCCCCTGCCTCAGCCCCAGCCACAAGATGCGCTCCGCGCCTATGTGCTTCAGTACTCGCAGCCCTTTATCCATGCGGCTGCGGAGTGAGTGGGCGAGGGGAGGGTTATGGCTGCTGGCTCAGAAATAATATGGCAGACCGGGCAACCATTGTGGTTGACCTGCGCTCTTATCTATTGTACATTTGAGTCATCGGGTGTTGCACTAATGTACAAATAGGGAGATAGAAACATGGCAGACGACGGAAAATATATTGCATATTATCGGGTGTCCACCCAGCAGCAAGGAGTGAGTGGCCTCGGCTTAGAGGCGCAACAGGCATCGGTCACTAACTACCTCAATGGTGGCAAGTGGCAAGTACTTGCATCCTTCACTGAGGTCGAGTCCGGGCGTAAGAGTAATCGTCCCCAGTTAGCTGCCGCCCTGAAGATGTGTAAGTTGACCGGAGCCAAGCTTCTTATCGCTAAGCTCGACCGACTGGCACGTAATGTCGCCTTCATCGCCAACCTGATGGAGTCCGGAGTAAAGTTCGTCGCCGTCGATATGCCTCAGGCGAATAACATGACCATCCATATCCTCGCCGCTGTGGCCGAGGGTGAGGCTGAGATGATTAGCTCCCGGACTAAGGCAGCGTTACAAGCGGCTAAGGCACGCGGAGTCAAGCTGGGTGGAGCGCGTGGAGCGACTATCACCGATGCGACTCGTGAGGCCAGCCTGAAGGTCCGGCAGGAGACCGCCGCTAAGCGCAATGAAGGCATCCTCACCACGCTACTCGGGCTCAAGGCTCAAGGGTTCGAGACCCTCAACCAGCTCGCCGATGAACTCAACCGTCGTGGATACACCACCGCCCGTGGCAAGCAATGGTCGCATGTGCAGGTGATGCGCATCATGAAGTAAGTTCAATCATTGCAATGATATAGCCGCCCTTCATCGGGGCGGCTTTTCTTGTGTTCCTGCGATTACGGATACTGCTGATTTTTGAAGCTCGGGCTGAGCGTCTTAGCGACCCACGAGTGTGTCTATTTTACCACACTATCCTTGGGTGGCTTGGAGAAGATGCTGGCCACTTGGTTGACGCCATATGGGCTGGTACTCAGCAGTGTCAGGCTCCCAACCATGTACGGGAACCCCGAGACCCAGATAGCCAGTTTGTCGCAGGGCAGGTAGTACATATGGTGCACTATGCTGGCGATAACACAGGCGCTGAATAGGCTGAGCAGGTAACTCAGAATACGGCTTGAACTAGGTAGTCCACTAGGCTCGGTGAAAATCCCTTGTGCGAACTCTTTGATAGGTAAACTGTACTTCTCGTCCATAACATCCCTTACATTAAACGGTCGTATTTCGACACCGAACGGTAGTATGTACCCTCGTGAACTGTCGAATCTTTACATTAAGCGGTCGTGCCACACTCCGCATGAATCTTCGCTGCGCAGAACTCTAAGAACTCGTGCAGCTCTAACACTGTGTCGAATCCAAAGAGGTTAGCCTTACTCTTCTCCTCCACCACAGGAGGAGTCCGCATCCGCGAGGTCATCTCCTCAATGGCATGCTCTAGCGTGGTCATCCGACGATACTCTTCAGGTATCCATAGATAGCGCCTAACTTACATAGGAAGGTCACCAGCGCCCCTGTTACGGTGCTTGCCGCTACTACCCATGCCAGTTGCTTAGACTGGGTCAGCTCGACCGCTGAGATGCGACTATTGATGTGGGTCAGCTCATCGCCCCGGAGCTTGCATAGGCCGGGTTGGCCGTTTCCCGTCAAGCTCTCCATGTTGTCCTGCAGGACGGCGACCTTGGGCTTAATGTCGTTGATGACCGCTTGTAACTCGGCTCGCATCTCCGCCATCTGGGTGGTTAGATATCTCTCGAAGGGTGACAGCTCAGGCGACATCTCGCTCATTAGTGTGGTTTCCTGTGAAGGTAGCTACACATATGAGCGAGATAGTGGTTAAAATTTACTTCGACTTCTCCAGCAGGGCGATACGATGCTCCCCCCCGGACTTCTTATGCGCTGGCTGGCCGCAGGGTGTCCCTTGCCTGTTGTAACAGGCTTGGCAGGTCATCGCGTATGCCCTAGTACGACAGCGATGCATAGCCAGAAGGGTGTCGTAACAAGGAGGGCGCAGACGAGTCCCGCGCAACAGGCGGTAGCGTAGAGCTTCAGAGTTATCCTTTGGAGGCTGTCTCACCAGCCTCGGTTAATGGTTGATTAGTTCTTTCCTTACCCGTGCCTTTGTTAGTCTTCGGGGCAGACTTCGAGGTCTCGCCCCAAATCTTTTCCAGCCGCTGCCAACTTCTATCTAAGGATTGCGGCGTCATGTTATCCCATGTGTCACTCATACCTATCTCCATTCGCGTTTGCAGCCCTTCTGAGCCTCATCTAGCTCCCCGGTGAGGGTTTCCCCTACCCGACCATCGCCAAGTACTCCAGACAGCCCTGCTGATGTGCTAACAGGTCGTAATCGTCGGTCGCCTCATAGCCGCAGTGGCAACGATAGTCTGGGGCTTCGGTTTGGAAGTTCCGTAAGTCCTCACATATCATAGGTAGTTCCCGGACGATGACCCTCGCAGGTAGCTCCAAGATGCCCCGAGCTAACTCCTTCACCTTCGGCGGTAGCTGCTTGTCCCCCGTATAGTCGGGTCGAGATATCCAGAGGGTATCCAACACCTCACGGATAGAGTCGGCGGTCATACCATGCGACAGGTGCTGCTCCAGAGTTTTCACTATCTCGGGGATAAGCTCAGACCTGACGTCACAGCCGAGTACATACGCCACCTCCTGCGCCAACTCCCAGAGCGCGTGATTCTCTCCGATGCTGGACTCAGCGGCGGAACTCTCCTCAGGCTGGGCAGGAGCGGAACTCTTCGCTTTCTTACAGGTACGGCAGGTCTCCGGGTCATGGGCTACATACTGGTCGAGGATGTCACCGGACTTGACAGCGTGGAGCATCTGAGGAGCACGTTTGAAGTAGAGTGCTCCAGACTTATGCGTCCGGTTGTAATCGAGGATGTTACAGGCTCCGTACTCCCTGCAGAGTTCTACTATCTCCAAACAGACAGGGTAGTACTTCTGCCGTTTCTCAGGATTCTTACCGGAGGCAGGATAGAGGGTTTGAAAGAGGTTCTCAGCTTCAGCTCCATACTTAGTCTCTAACTCAGAGGGAACAGGGTTACCTTCTGGTTCTGGAACAGGGGTAGACTTACTCATACTGGTTTGGACAGGAGGGTTTGACTTGCTCCCGCAGGGAGATGTAGTTGAAGTTGACTCACCCGACCCGGACGGGCGGCTGGGAGGGAGCGAAGCGACCGACCTTCCTTCCTCCCTCACTCCCTCACTCACTTGAGTTAAACATGTAGAGTTCCCATGAGGAGTTATATATGGAGAGTTAGGGTGCATCTCCTGCACCACGGGTAGTGAATCTAATGCACCACGGTGGTGCATCTCCTGCACTACCTGTGGTGAATCTAATGCACCACCCCCCCGTGGTGCATCTCCTGCACTACCTAGTGCATCTGGCGCACTACCCCCCACTTTCTTACGCTTCTTGAGTTCCTTCTTGGCCAGTTCTTCCTGCCTCAGTTGCTCCCGCACTGCCTCCACTTCTGCTGGGGTGACGGTGCCCATGCGCTTCAAGTCGACCTTGTAGGTGTTGGCACGGTTCCCCAGCTCCTTGCTGCGTCCCCCCTTGGAGGTGACAGGTACCACGCCTAGCCGGGTCAGGAGGCTGACCGACTGGATGCACGACCGCCGACAGATACCTGAATCCTCGGCTATGACGCGGTAGGATGGGTAGCAGGTGCCCTCGTCATTATCTGTGCGCTGGCAGATAACCCATAGGATGAGTTTATCGACGCCCCCTATGGCCTTTTGCGCGAAGGCGGCATCGGTATATTGGTTCGCCATGGTTACCGAGCCCCCTTGAGGTAGCCGAGAGCTTGTAACCGCTCTATCGCTTGCTGGAGAGTCTCGATGCTGGGGGTGCCCTTTGTCCGCCGCCCCGGCCACATATGTTGCCGGATAACGGTAGAGGTCGGCACCTCGGTGCTATACCTGTAGTGCCAGAGCATCACCATGAACATGACGTGGGTTATCTTGCCCTCGTGCAGGTCTTCAAAAAGTTGGTTGGGGATGTGGGCATCCCCACTGATGAGGTTACCCATAGCTACCGGACCTCTTCCTCGGTGGGGATGGCGACCGCCATGGCCAACGGCTTGGGACGCTTGACGCCAGCCGGACGGGTGATACCTGCTTCAGCGGCGTAACGCTGGATGCTGCCGCCATGTTTGCCGAAGCGGAGTCCAATCTTGATGTAGCTCTCTTCGGGGTGGTCAATAATATACCGGAGTATTGCTGCGCGTTCTTCGGGTGCCATGTATATCTCCTTGGATATAAGTTAAGGGGGAGGGTTACTCCCCCGGTGTGTGGAACTACTCTTCGTCTTCAGACCGAAGGCGGCTTTGAAGCTGGCGAATCTCAGCAGCGACTTCTCCCCTCAGCTTCATAGGCTCCCAGACCGAGTAAGGAACTACAGTTCCCTTGTACTCTAGGGGTTGACCGGGCTCAGGGTAGCCATCAATGCAGCTAACCTTATGAAACCTGCTGACGGTGTTTCGCTGCTCCCTCAGCAACTCCACCTCAGGGGGATTCTGTAAATCTCGGAGGTCGGACTGCAATGCCCACATCCGGTTCTCTAACTCGCTGATGGTCTCCTGTAACCTATCAATCTCTTGTGTGAGTTCGACCTGCCGCTCGGGCTGGTTGGCGGCGGACATCCTATCTAAGTCCTCCTCGTCTGCCCTCCTCAGCTCACGCTGCTGGGAGAGCAGCTCGGTCAAACGCTGCTTCATCTCTTTCTTCTCAGCGGCGGTATACCCTTCGCTGACCTTTACCTTCTTTGCCATGTGTGCTCCTCGGGTCTTAATACTCAAAACATCAACAACAACTGCTACCTATGGAATCGGTAGCGAACTAATTGTGAGTTCACTGACTTTCAGGGTATTTACGTAAGTGACTGACTACAATAGAGTTATCTCTATCGCAGAGGGAAAATGTAAGTTTTACACGGTCTGCAAAGACAAAACTTTACAAATCTTTACAAACAATGTAAAACGTACACACTATGGCTTAGCATGTATTTGGGTTGGAATTTGTGCAGGGGTGTAGAGAGGATAGTACCACAATCACACTGGTGAAAACAATCGGACCACTACCGACCCCTATACATGGGGATGTGTCACCAGAAGATAATCCAACTCGAAGCCGCCCGTACTCCAGAACCCGATGAAGACCTGAAGCGAATAGCCGCATCATCCTTATCCAATGCCCGTGTGGTCGAGATAGAGTACAAAACCGCCGAGCCGCTTATCCTCAAGTTTGAGTACCTTCAGAACATGGGAGCCGCCCGTCACTGCTTCGGCTTGTACTTCGATAACTATTTGGCGGGAGTGGTGGTCTTTGGTATGACCGGGGGTACCCATGTGCCGCAGAGCATCTGTGGGAAGGAGCACGCCGACAAAGTACGGACGTTAATCCGTGGCTGCTGTACCCACTGGAGCCCAGCGAACAGCCCGAGCTACCTGATTAACCGCGCCTGTGCCCTGATGGCGGCTAAAGGGTTCCCGCTGACAATCGCTTATGCGGATGAGTCAGCTTTTGAGCTAGGCTGCTGCTACCAAGCGGCGGGATGGGATTATATCGGATTGGGAGGCCGGGATACCGCCCAGCGTAGACCCGATGGCAGGTTAATAGGTTCCCGCTGTATCTCTGCTTACCTACGCGACCGTAAGGGACAACCCGACCCACGCAGAGGTGCCACACTGGCCGATGCCGAGGCATGGATAGCCCAGAGTATTAAAGAGGGGTACACGGTCGTCGGACAAGGGTTCAACGCATGGCGGGTCAGGAAGAACTGGGATGGCAGCGATGTTACTCGGGCACAGGTGAAGTGGGAGCTAGAGTCGCGCTATGGCAAGTTCCAACCTACCCCTCGCAAGCATCGTTATCTCCATATCGGGGGTGACAAGCGTACCCAACGGCTATTAAGGAAGGCTCTACGCTACCCCATCCTGCCTTATCCCAAACGCGGACTAGACGAAGGTGTCGCCCTGAGTACCCCTCAGGGAAGCCAAGTTCAATCCTTGGAGTCCGCTCCAATTCTCTCCTTGTAG